GGTAACCCTACAGCAAGAAACAATAGCCGATAGATTAATTTTAAAATACATCTATCTGGTCTTGAAGGCGAGCAACCAGTGTGTCTCATACCATATTCAAGGCGTTGAGCCATATTATCAAGACGATAAGCCAGACTATTTGCTCTCCGAGCATCGGCTTCTTCTCTCGCTGTTATTTTTTCCGAGTCTGTTAATTCTGATAAATTTTTTAAATTGCGCATTACTGGAAGTCCTTGAGCTTCCCCAGAAAATGGCAGTTCCTCATCTTCATTTGGAAATTGCAAAGCAAGAGCGTTTCTTTCTTGACCACCTTTTCTCCTTCTTGTTCTTGTTTTTTTTCCTCCACTGCTTCTTCCTGTCATTCTGTTGTATGTTCTTGCCATGCTATTTTTTAACCCAGTAAAAACCGTTTTTTGAATTGCTTCATTTAACGCATTACGTACATCATCCAACTTTGAAATAATCATTTTTTGTTCTTTGGTAGTAACTTTGTCGCTATATGCGTCTATAATTTTAACAATTACATCCCTAATAGATTTTTTCCCAGCAGGCAATTTTGCTAAACTATTTGGGTCAAATTGGTTTAATAACGCGCGTGTTTCCTGTTCATTCTTGGGAACTTGCTCTTCTAATTCTTTTAATTTATTTTTTACATCCGCATTTATCTTGTCTTGAGATGACAGAGGTGGGTTCTCCATAATATAATATAAGATAATTTATCAATTTAACATTATATTACCACTTTGTCTTTTTCACGCTGATTTTGGGGCCTTGGCCTCGCTTCTTGGCGTTATTTGGGTCGTATTTTTCATCTTCTTCGTCTGAGTTAATGTCTTTGCTGAGTTCCCAGAATTCTTTTGATCCTAATTTGAAGTCGTTGTGCGAGTCTGCTTTATACCAGAACACTTGTTCGTGCAATCTATTTGATTTTGCGTTATTGTTTATCACCAAACACTCATAATTCTCTGTACATTGATCCATGACTTGGCAAAAAGACTCAAACGTTGGAAACATTCCCGCATAATTCTCGTAAATGCGCTTCCTATTTGCGATATAAGGTTCTCTCAGAATAAACACATAATCTATATTGGTTCTCAGAGTTGGTGGAATTCCTAGAGGATATTGCATTGTTATGATAAGCATGATTTTCCAATGTCTCCCGTTCATGAAAAGAAGTCGCATCATTTTATCGCGAGTCCATGTTCCGTCGTAAAGACAATCGTCAAGAATTACAAAAGCTCGCGGGTCAATTGTGCTTCTTTTAAAAGTCTCCATTTCTTTTTTAATCTGCTTTAAAACAGACTTTTGTCGCTTTAAAATGTTCTCAACGATTGCAGTGTTGTATTCATTGTGAATAAACAACTTTGGAACCATTTTTCCATAGAAACCGTTACCTTCTTCTGTTCCGGCCACCACAACTCCAATGGGAATATCTTGATGATAGAATAACAAGTCTCTCACAAGAAACGATTTACCAGTATCACGACGACCAATTAAAACAACGACCGGCCCTTTAGATTCATTCGGTTTGAAACTAATCGTTTTCATATCAAATTTCTTGAGTTCTAAAGTCATGATGTTCTTGTTATTGTTACTTTAGAAAATTCATTTAATTTATAAAACGCACATTACTAAAACTAATACACTCGTTTTGAATTGAGTTAAAAAATAATAAAAGTAATATATTATTTAGCTAATGGATAACAATACTCTTAAAATTAACTATGAAAAGAGAAAAAATTCTGAGTTATTCAAATCATTCCAAAACGAAGAATTAACTTTTCTCTCACAAGTGCAAAATTATATACCCATCTACAAAAGGTTTTTCTTATTGAACGAAACAAATTACAACTCCCTCAATTTAAATCATCCTTGGTTTTTGGCAACTATTAAAAATAATGTAGACGACTCTAAGAATTTATATAGTTGTTCCATTCAACACTCAGAGTCTAGAAAGATTAAAAAGAAAAACGTATTTTTTAAAATGGCGCCTCTCTTGGATCCATTCAAATTCTTAATCGGAAAATACAATGTAAATGATCCAACATTATTGAAATTGCCAAATTTTAATTCAGATATAGGAGATGTGCACCCCAAAATATTGGATAGTAATAATTCTGCGTACGTTGACGGATTCTTCTCGTTTCTTGCAAGCATGTTGATCCAAAATTACAAGTTTATTAATGGGGTTGATTATTACGGCTCGTTTTTGGGAATAAAAAATAATTTTAAACTCAACGTTATTGATGACTTGGAGTACCTCTGCAAATCAGAGTTTTTCAATAAAAACAAAAACGTGGCTTTCCAAGTTGATGATTATAGCTTTTTATATGAACAAGACAAAGAGGAATCTAAACCTCCGATAAAAATAGATCACAATTTGAGTAATAAATCGGCTCTATCAGCGAAATCAATTGATAATTCTCTCTTTGATGATATATTCACTATAGATGAAACCGCGGATGCTCACATCACATTGGCCGATTTGAAAGATAATAATGTTGAATTGGTTGATATTACAAACTCTGATTTTTTTACTTCAAAAGAGCTGAGAACAACCACAATAAAATCTTCTTCAACGTGTTCGTCGCGAACATCTCACACATCAAATAATGAAAACGAAAATGATGTAGAAAACAATGATCTATTGGAAAGCGAAAGCGACAACAACGAACCCGATCAAGAAGACAATTCCGGGTCGGATGTGTGGACAGATGACAATTCTTCAGAAGAATGCGAGGAGCAAGAAATATACGCAACAATACCCGAATTCCCAGTTCAAATTATTTGCATGGAAAATTGCGAAAACACGTTTGACGATTTAATTATAAACAATGAACTTACTCATGGAGAATGGTTCTCAGCGTTATTCCAAATAATTATGGTTTTAATTACTTATCAAAAGGCGTTTTCATTCACTCACAATGATTTACACACTAATAATGTGATGTATAATTCAACTGACGAAAAATATATTTACTACTGTTATAGAAAGACTTATTATAAGGTTCCCACTTATGGTCGCATATTTAAAATCATTGATTTTGGAAGAGCCATTTACAAATTTGACGGCAAATTGTTTTGCAGCGATAGTTATCAACCAGGTGCCGATGCTGCCACACAATATAACACAGAGCCATATTTTAATGAAAAGAAACCCAGATTAGAGCCAAATTATAGCTTTGATTTGTGTCGTTTGGCGTGCTCCATATTTGATTATATCATTGAGGATTTAGACGAAATAACTGATTTGGATGCGTGCGAACCCATTGTTAAGATCATTTATGAATGGTGCTTGGACGACAATGGCATAAATATTCTTTATAAAAACAATGGAGTAGAGAGATATCCCGATTTCAAACTTTACAAAATGATTGCCCGTTGCGTTCACCACCACACGCCTCAAGCTCAGCTTGAACGAGAAGAGTTTAAAAGATTTTCTGTTTCAAAATCTAGCGTTCCTCCTGGAGAGAATATTGTCAACATAGACGCAATCCCCGTTTTTTCAAGTGAAACTGCTACACCGTGAGAGAGTTTTTAGATTAAGTTATAAAGTTATTTTATTTGTTTATTAAATAAAATGACTCCTGACAATTTCGGGTTTATAATAACGAGACACGTTAATTCAGAAACAACGAACAAATATTGGAACGAATGCATTCTCCACATTAGACGTTGTTATCCTCTAAAGAAAATTGTTGTCATTGATGATAATAGTAACCCCGACTTTTTAAAGGCAAATTATGAATATAAAAATGTAGAATATATAGAATCAGAATTTAAAGGCCGCGGCGAGCTTTTGCCGTACTACTATTTCTTCAAAGAACACTATTTTGACAACGCAGTAATAATACACGATAGCGTATTTATGCAAAATAGAATTCCATTTGAGCATCTTATAAAAAAAGGAATAAAAGTTCTTCCTTTGTGGCATTTTCATAACGAGAAAAAGGAGAATTTTAATAATACATTGAGACTTGTTGGAACTCTTTCAAATAATTATGAAATAATGAGCACATTATTGCAAAATAAGGAGTATGATGTGTTGGGCCCTGCAAATAAAGAAATATGGTCGGGGTGTTTCGGCGTTCAAAGTTTTATTAATCGCGATTTTCTTATTGGAATTAGAAATAAATACAACTTGTTTAATCTATTAAACGTCGTGACTTGTCGCTCTGATAGATGTTGTTTAGAGAGAATAATGGGAGTCATCTTCTTTATTGAATATTTGCGGAGGCTGCGAATGAATTCTTTATTGGGCGACATTAAAAAATACTGTGAATGGGGTTATACATACAACGAACATTGCGAGAATGCTCGTAATAAAAAAATACCTAGATTGCCCGTGGTTAAGGTATGGAGTGGTAGATAAATTAGATTAGAATCCTTAAATGTCTTCCAAAAATGCCGCGTCCGAAATAGCGTAAATGTCTTCCAGTGCATAGAGTTCGCATTTTTCGCGGTAATTAAAACTATTAAAACAAACTGAATCAAAATTTTCAAATTGGTATCCAAAAGTACAGTTCAAATCGTATGTCACTGGCTTTCCGGCTTTAGTGTGCTTCAAAATTGTCAAATCTGCAGCCCGAATGGCAATTCCATAGCAGTTTAAGTAAATAACCTCTTCGGTGGCGGGCAACCACATTACATATTTTCCGTTGGTCTTGAGACGATAATTTACCCTAGAATCCGTATTAATTTTTACAAGGCCTTTGCCGGTTGACATGAACGTAGGTTGCACTGACATTTTTTGGTTTTAGATTTGGTTTTGGATTTGGTTTTAGATTTGGTTTTACTTTTAGTTTTACTTTTGCTTTTGGATTTGTTGCTTTTTATTTTTTATAAAATAAGGTTTCAATTTTTTTTGTAAATGTTTTATTTTTAGAATCCGGGATTGTCTGTAAAAACCGCGGGATTTACTACGGCATTTTCCCCACCTTCTTGAATAACCGGTTTCAATTGGTCAATAATAAATAACCCAGAAACAACGCTAAAATATACTAAAAGGGAATCGCGAATAAGAAATTTGAGAGGTTTGCTTTCCCTGTCAACAAATCGCATTTCAATAAACTTAACTATAAAATAAACAAATGATATTATTCCCGCGATGACAAATGTATTCATTTTTATAATTTAAATGACTACATTCTTATTTTTAGTTTTACGCAATTTAGCTATTAGATTTATGCTAAAACTTCAACGTCATCTAACAATAAATCGGGTTCCAATCGCATTTCAGGGAATTCAATGTTATGAACATCTAAATTATCCAATGCTACGTCTTGATCAAAAATTTGCAATCTAACTTTTTCGTCTTCATAATCATCTTCCTCTTCCAGTCTTCTTTGCGCGTTTCTCATTGCGCTAATTTCTTCCAGTCTCTCGTAATTCTTTGGCGCATCAACAACTTGAACGTTGTTTTCCGAATCCGCTGCATAATCAATGTCACTAAATGACAACTTTGACGACGAAGAATTGCCGCCTCCTAGCGCATCGTCTTCATTTGACAAACTTGGGAATGCAATTTGCGCTTCCAATCTATTTTGTTCTAAAATAGAAGAAATATCATTTGACTCCAATTGTTTTGGAGAAGAGTCTTCGGGTTCCACCGCAATGGGTTCTCTAGTCTCGGAGATAATCTGCGCAGGACCGTCTTGCTTGACAGCGTCTTTATTAGGATCTTCAATCTCTTGCTCTTTAATTTCTTCAACAACGTGTTCCTCAATAGTTTCGTCCATATAAGCCTGTAAAATAGCTTCAACGGGAATGCTGTCTCTCACCGTATTTAAAATACATTCTTGCACAATGATTTCCAATTCTCTGTGATGCTTTTGCGTTTGCAATGGAGGTATGCCAATTTCAAACAAATATACATTCTTGTATATCTTTCTGGCAACATTAATATAAATTTTATGGATGAAATCATCAAGCTTGGGAATCGTTATGTCAATCTTTTTCTGTTTTTGCCCAACGCGAATAGCTGACAACAATTTAAGTTGAATAATGTGAACACAAGTCACCAAATCTTCTAAATATCCGCATCCACTTTTTTCCACGATGCGATTCTTTTCGTTTTCAATAATATTTGAGTTCCACTTGGGAATTCTTGTGATAAAATTTTGAAACGTCATTAAATACTTATCCATCTCGTTGTTCTCTCTACACAACTTAACGGCTTCATCAAAAATAGATCGCAACCCGTCAATAATATGAGGAGTAACTATTGTTAGCAAACGTGAACCCCATTCATTTTTTGATTCATGCAAACTAGACACATTAAAATCATCCATGTTTACATAAATGATATATTTTCTAAATTGTATTCTAAACTCAAAAAGACAAAATTCAAAATGAATAAAATGAGTATTTTCTCGTTTCTAAACTCTTTCCTGATTTTATTAAAGGCAAATAGCAACTCAAATCGTTTTTCTTCTCTAAAATTATTTATTTTTATATTCGTCGGCTTTTCTAGAAACTGGATTAAATCTAAACCGCTATATCCCTTCTCGTACAATTTCGTTGAAAAACTAATCAAATCGTCGTGCGTTAATTTTAAATTGACTGAAAGTTTTTGTAGTTCCTTTTTTAACCACTCCAAACGGTGAGTTTTTACATCTTTCATTTTAAAGGTTTCTGCCAGGTTAAACTTGTATAAATTAATAACAGACCCATTATAACTGGGCTCCGGAACATAAATCTCGCAAAATCTTGACAATATCGGCTTTAAAAGCTTATATTTATCCTCAACAATAATGAAAAACCTGGTTGTATGACTAAACAATTCAATGCATCTTCTAAGAGCTGATTGCGCGTCTATTGTCAACTTATCTGCATTCAATAAAACAATGCTCTTGAAAATATCTCCGCCATTTGAGTTAATGTGAGTTTTTGCAAAGAATTTTAGTTCCTCGCGGATGAACTTAATTCCCTTTCCATGGGCACAGTTTACATACATAACAAAGGTCTTTATTCTCTCTTTGTCTCCATTATAAATTATGTTAATAAAGTCGTTTACAATCGTTCTTTTTCCGCAACCAGATTGGCCATGAAAAATTATATTTGGCGTTTTATGCTTATCGTGAAAGTATTTTAATTTTTCTATAATGGATTGATGTATATTTAATGACATGTTATGTAAGTTATGCCAGTTTTTTTTATATTATATTATACGCTATTTATATTTGTTTCCATTGTTTGTCTTTGTTTCCATTTGTTTGTCTATGTTACACCGCGTCAGATCGCAACAAGAGGTATTTTGAATATATCTGATTAAACATCTCATAAGACAAATTTGGCAATAATTCCGACGATGGAAGTGTTACAGAACAACCTCCCGATTCTAATACAGAAACGTCAAACCTGATAATATTATTATCAAGCGAATGAAAGATTATTTGTTTTATTTCATCAACACTTTCCTTATTAACGTGCAAATGAACTGATATCTTTGAAGCCGGCATTCCAAAAAACAAACAATTGTCAACAATATATTTGTAATCTTCAAACTTGAGAGATCCGCAGGTGTCTGACAAACAAAATTCATTAAAAAGTGGGAACATCTTGTGATATTTTAAGATTTCATGAACAATAACATCGTTATCTATCCTTCCTTCTAAAGGGCACTCATTTATGCAAGATATGTATAACTTTGTTTTAAAACCCGTAGAGCTTGAAACAACCGTCTTATATATTTCCTCCAATTCTATCTGAGTTTCGCCAATAGTCTTGTTTACGTTTTTCTTTTGAAAACTATTTGACAGAGAAGCCAAAAAAGAAAAATTCTTTATTCCGTTTTTAATGCCAATATCAAACCCCTTTTTATTTGGAGCAACAATATAAATCTCTGGATCATAATTTGCGGATGTTTTAATAAAGTTGGCTGCATATTCGTTTAGTTGCAAAGAATCTGCCATAATAGGCATTATTTTTGGATTTGCAATGCTACCAATTTCCACGTTTGCCGGCATATAATTAAACAATATGCTATGAAAAATCCCGATTTTATCATTTAAAGTGACAGTTTCTTTTCTATATAGCGGAACCCCTTGAAGACCATCTCTCAATGACACGTCAAAAAAGATCGGTTTATTGATAGTTCTTTTGAATTTTAACGGCAAGTTATATATCCGTTGAAGATTAGATGTCATACTTATTATATGGGATCTAATTTTTAAATGACTTGCACTATATACTTTACTCCAAAATTTTCTAGACTGAATCGGTTAAACTGTGTGTGAATGGGTTCTCTCTGAATGCATTCAAAATATCGGGGCTAATTCTATCACATCCAATGCACTGATTGTAATATTGTGGTGCGCGCATTTTGCCGTACTCTTCTTTTGACATTGGCATTTGAGGCATGTTTGTAGGCACCCACATTCGCGTGTTGTCTCTATCAGAATCTATTCTAGCAACGCTTACATTCATTTGTTGATTGTAAATATTCGTATTGCCGTGATTTGTTCTGCTAACAACAGCCTTCTCCTTGGATTCGTTGTTGTGTTGAGCATAAGCAGCTTCATAATTCATGTCTCCCCATGCAGATGAATAACCTCCAGCGCTTCCAGTGTAACTGCAAGTTGTGGTGTCGCGCTGATTTGTGATTGGCGTTTGAGCATTGGTTTGGTATCCTCCACCTTCCATCTGGCTTCCAACGTAAGAATTTGGCGTGTACAATGTGGTTTCCTTAATGGTTGTTTTTGTAACATCGCGAGGATTCAATACGTAACCATCGGAAACTGTTGTTCCAGCGTCTCCATATACGCGGTAATTGTTGGAATACTCTTCTCTTCTCGTGGGGTTAAACGCATCCATAATTGGCGCAATTACGGCACCAATGGCTCGGCTAAATCCGCTTCTCATTGTGTCGGGTTGTCTCACAGTCGCGCGATTATTCGTGTAATTTGTGTGACTTCTTAAAGAGTTTTCCTTGTCAGTGTAGTCGCCGCGACTAGCGGCCGTAGAGCGACCAACTTGAAAAGCGGGGAGCGCGTTCTTTTTAGATTCCTCAAACGCGCTTGGAACGTAATTCGCCACGCGATCTGCTGGCCCGGCAACACCAGTGTAAGATTGCGTGGTGGTCGCACGAGTCGTTGAGTGAACCTCCTCAACTGGTCTAAGCATCTGACCCTTTTCTTGTCCAGTTGTGGTTAGCCAACGATCTTGCGTTTGAATGAAGAATGTGTCGGGGTGATACTTTTCAACCTTTCCAATAATTCCCACATTTTGAACGTGTGAATAAGAAGGCCCTTGATGGTTTTCTAAAGTATACTCCATTTTGGGGTTTGTGGAAACGCGCAATTCGTCAACCGTTTTTGGGAGCCAAGCATTTCTGGCTTCCATGCCAGAATTATAACCGCCACTCCCTTGCGTCGTATAACCTTGATCTAAGCCAGGGCCAACGTATTCGGACTCAAAAGGCTTGGTGTTGCTGCTCTTCATTCCAGGATTGACGCGAGATTGATAAAAATCGCTGTTATTTGGCGCACCAAATGCCCATTGCACATTGTCTTCGGGCTTGAATAGAGGGGCTTGCTCTATTTTTTTTATAACTTGAGAACCGCTTCCTATCATATTATCTAAAATGGTTTCCGCAAGATTGTTGTCGTACACTTGGCCCTTTATTTTTCCTCCGTAAAAGGGTATCATATTGTTGTGCTTGAAATCCGTTTTCGCAACATAATCACCGGTTAAAGAATACACTTGCTGAATATTATTTCCGACTTTAACTCCTTTATTCTGGTTTTTCTCGTAAGCATTTTGGTCAAAATATTTATCACTCGCTGAGTTTGGGTTCACATATTTCTGCACAGTGTCAACAAGTTGAGCCTCGTTGGGAACGGGGTAATTTTGAGGAGGTATGTTAGTGTTCGGCAAATAGTTTTTCTTTGCACCCATATTTGTAAATTTTTCAAAATTCTTTTTGTCTTTGCGATTTTTGGATGGATTGTCTTGATTTGAAACAACATATAAACCGCCTAATGCTAAAATTGGAATTGCAAACTCCATTAATATATATAATGTATTATATTTTTATAATACGTTACTTATTAAATTGTTTTACAAGCGTTCTATTTGTTTTTTTTACTTTCCGACTATTTCGCAAGAGCTTTCGTGCGTGCACAATTGAGGTCCTTGAGGATAAGATAGAGAACGTTTGCCTTGGTTCACTGGCAACGGCAACATCTGTGTGTTGATAACGCTGTCAGAAAAACAAGGAATTTTCGCAACAAAATTGTCCTTTTCTAAAATTCTTGTGCTTAAATTGTTTTGAAACGGCATGCATGTATTTTCCTGAGGGTTTAAAGGAAGTGCATACCAATTAACTTGTTCCAAATCGCGAGCCGTCCAAGCCGGCATAATAGTTCTAGATTCCTCTGTATATAATGCGGAATTGCTAGGATAAGACACTTTCTGAGTGGGGACATTGAATTTCGTGTATTCGTCCTTTCCTAAACAATCCTTATTTGCTCTTCTGTTTACGCCTCTCAATTCACTTTCCAAATCAACACAATTTGTCATTAAATTGCCACCCCACGTTTGAATTCTTATTTGCGGGTCGGCCATATAAGCTGGTTTATCTCCGTTTCCAGGAACATTCAAAATCCACCTACCTGGGCCAGTTGATTGTTGTAATTGTTTTTCAATTCTGCAAGGATCATCGTGAAATCTAGTAAAAGCCATGTTATTATAAATAGACAATATTTTATTATTGCAAAATCGCCCGTTAAAATTACAAGCTAAATAAAACTTAAAGTCAATTCTGATATTATTTTTACTATGGAATTGTCTGTAACTGAAAAAACGGCACCACCCACGTTGTGCTTGAATATGATAGTTAAAAATGAAAGCAAAATTATAACACGGTTGTTAGATTCGGTTTGTAATATTATAGATTGCTATTGTATTTGTGACACGGGTTCAACGGACAATACAGTGGATATTATTACATCCTACTTTGAATCAAAAAATATTACTGGAAAGATCGTTTTTGAACCATTTAAAGATTTCGCTCACAATAGAAACGTGTCTTTTCAAAATTGTCTTGGAATGTCTGATTACGTTATTTTTTTAGATGCTGACATGGTTTTAAAAGTAAATTCGTTTAATAAATCCGATTTGTCAACAGCTGACACGTTTTCTATATTGCAAGGAACCGAAGATTTTTTGTATTATAACATGCGAATTGTTAGGAACAATGAAAATTATGGTTATTCTGGTGTTACACACGAATATATAAACACTCCGCACGATAATAGAAACATTAATCTTGAAAAAAATCAGTTGTTTATTCACGATATAGGAGACGGTGGTGCAAAATCCGACAAAAGCGAACGAGATATTGCGCTTTTAACGAAAGGTCTTGAAGAAGAACCAACCAATGTTCGTTATCACTTTTATTTGGCAAACACTTATTTTGATTCGGGAAAAAATGAAGAGGCCATTGAATTTTATAAAAAACGCATTGAATTGGGTGGGTGGCACCAAGAAGTTTGGTATAGTTATTATAGAATTGGCCAAGCTTACAAAAGACTGGGAAAGATGAGTGACGCCATTTTTGCGTGGTTGGAAGGATATAATTTTTTTCAAGACAGAATTGAAAATCTTTTTGAAATTGTTAGCTATTATAGAGACGCCGGTAAATGCAAATTGGCTCTTATATTTTATAATTTAGCAAAGAATATATTGAACAAACGTCTAAAATGGGAGGATTATTTGTTTTTGCAAAACGACGTCTATACTTATAAATTGGAATACGAATATTCTATAATTGCAAATTATATAGACGTTAAAATTATAAACGATCAAATAATAACTATATTGAATCATTGCAATGACCAACATATTATAAATAATTTGTTATCAAATATGAAGTTTTATAAGAATATATTGCCCGCCAAAAAGAATATTCATTTTGGGTTTTCGTTTAATCATTTAATAAATGACAAATACTTTCACTTTAACTCATCGTCAAGTTGTATTATTCCAGATAAAAACAAGTCTGGATACTTGTTAAACGTGAGAAATGTTAATTACAAGATAGATTCAGGTGGTTACTATAATGATTACGGAAACCATATTACCACTATTAACAAGTTTTTTAAGCTGACCAAGGATTTCAAGGTTGTTTACGAGAGATTAATAGACATGGAATACGAAGATAGACAATATATTGGAATAGAAGACGTGAGAATTTTTAGAAATCTAGAAGAACAGGCTGAAGAGCCTTCCGACGACGACGACATTATATTTATTGGAACGGGTTATCATAAAAACGACAAAATAGGAATTGTTACTGGAAGATACGCTCCCATGGATGAAAACAACTGTTTGAAACCCATTGAAATTAAACCCACATTTATAAATTCAGATTGCGAAAAGAACTGGGTTTATGTTGACGTAAACAATTCATTGCAAGTTGTATATAAATGGTTTCCTCTTACTTTGTGCGCCATAAATGAAGAAGCAGGCCAATTAAATCAAGTTAGAACTGTGGAAATGCCACGGATTTTCAATCACGTGCGAGGATCAACAAATGGATTTAATTATAACAATGAAATATGGTTTGTCGGGCACATTGTTTCATACGAACAGCCTAGACATTATTATCACATATTTTCAGTGTTTGACGAAAATATGAAATTGTTGCGTTATTCAGCGCCGTTTAAATTTGATACAGAATGCATTGAATATTGTTTGGGGTTAATAGTTGAAGACGATCGCGTTATTTGCACATATAGTTCTTGGGATAGAACAACTAATATTGCTATATACGATAAGGATTATATTGAAGGGATGATTAAATACATTCACGTGTAAGAATCCAATCAACTGGGTTATAAGTAGTAATGCGTAATGATTCTCGCGTCGTGGTCACAGTTGTATGGGTAAATTAGATCGGGATGTTCCAAACAAACCAGAAGCCAAACGTTAACCTCCCACATTATTGTTTGTTTTTCTTCAATTATTTGAATGCATTTTTGCTTTGTTAAATCTGCGAATTTTATTAATGCAGCCGAGTCGCCGCCAAAAACTCCTCCGGCAAAAAACCACATAACATCTTGATAAATATTATTATTGAAGTTTGCGCACATCATATGATACATTGATGGATCCCATATAGAAGCAATGGCGACGTTTTCATACGTTTTTTCTTGCATTCTAATAATCGCATTTGAAAACTCGTCAAATGTATTTCCTCGGAATACATGATTTATTCCAAAATCAATCCAAATAAATTGTGTTGATTGAAACGGATTCATTTCAATGGCGCGTCTAACATGTTCTGTTTTGTTGCAAATGGTTAACATATAATCCATTGTATCCTTTCCTGGATAAGTTGTATTCAAATGAAAATTTGTAAGCTTGTCTGCGCGTTGATAGAGATAATTTTCTTCTTTTTTAACTGGAACTATAACATTGTTGGAGTTAAAACAATCTTGGGGCAACAAATCTATAAGCAATTCGTCAAAAAAAATGATTTTATTCACTGGAACGGCCATTAGTTTTTTCCCATATTCAATGTAATCCGCGACACTTCTATCATGTCTCTGATTTGCGTTTGCTATAAACGCTGATACAAATGTAACTTTGTTGTTGTTTTCTTCCATTTACAATAATATAAATTGGCGTTTAGTATTTATATTATTAATTTGAGTTAAAACTTTGTTTCTTACAAATGCCATTTGTATGGGCCTTGACCGTGAACTAAGATTGTTTCTTTTTCCGGTTCAACGAGCATGTCGTTCTTTTTCCCATATACAGTCCAATTAAACTTACCATTCTTGCCATAAACTTTAAATTGATTATTTTCAATTTCAGAAGTCTCGTAAACATTTTTGGTTGGAGTTGGATTTGGATTCGGATTTGGTTTTGAACGAATCGCTGTTAATTCAACGGTTAAGTCGCTGGCAATGGATGAAACATACCCCGGCAAATAAACTGTCGTTGAATTGTCGTCAGTTATTTCGCCTTTTCCACGATAGTAAACACCAACTTCTGGTCCCTCTAAACAAGCATGCACTAAATATTTTTTTTCATCTGCAGGATGATCTATAATAAAAGTTTTTCCTGGACCAGTGGGTCCGGTGCAACACGCACCAGTTGGGCCAACGGCTCCTATTTGGCCAGTGGGACCAACAAGACCTCTTGGTCCATCAATCCCCTGAGGACCCTCTGGGCCATTGGAACCAGGCGTAATTGAATTGCAACATTTTTTTTCACCAAAATAGCCTAAATAATTTAAATTTGACATTTGTGTATATTATATATATTTACGACTATATTTAATATACTCTTGATTAATATTTTAATTTTTCTTGTTCTTATTCTTGTTCTTGGTCTTATTCTTAGTCTTATTCTTGGTCTTGGTCTTGTTCGTTTTTACGTTTGTTATTAGTACCATTTATAAGGACCATCACCATTAACAACAATTGAAGTTTTGTCTGGTTCAACTAAAATTTCATTGCGCATGCCATAAACCGACCAATAAAACATGCCATTTTTTCCATATACATTAAACTCGTTATTTTCAACTTCATCTGCTTCCAAAGCGTTGTATTCGCCTCGTTCTTTTGAGTAAATAGATGTCACTTGAACAGTAAAATCTGAAGCCAGTGATTTAACATAATCGGGCAATCTAACTGTAGTATATTCACCGTTTGTTATTTCAGCTTTTCCTCTGTAATAAACACCTGCTTCTGGACCCTCTAAACAAGCGTGAACCAAATATTTTTTGGGATTTAATGGATGATCTATAATAAATGTTTTGCCTGGGGGGCCAGTTGGGCCACGACAACTTCTTCCAGTTGGACCGGTGGGGCCAGTGTCTCCAGTTAAACCAATCGGACCTCTAATTCCAGGAATACCTTGAGGGCCGACGTTGCCCGCAGGCCCGCTAGTATTGCAACATCTTTTCCCTCCTAAATAATTTGTATAGTTGTTTGAATAACTTGCCATTGTTATATTATTATTATATTACATTGCGATAATATAATAAAATAAATGATAAATCTAAATTTTTCGGTTGATTTGACAGTTTTATTTTCCACCCAACATAGAATTTAATATAACAGTAATCTGCGTTGTTGAATCTATCCTAACAACCTTTCCAAGAGAATTGCATAGCTGTGAAAGAGTTAGAGAACTTTTGTTTACATTTGTGTAAGTTATTCCATCTGTTCCACTCTTCGCAGGAATAATATAGTCTCCAACTGTAATCCCCGTTGAAGATGTAACTTTTAATGGAGTTCTTCCACACAATGCCACTATAGCAGTGGAAGATTGCGAATTATTTGATGAACTCTTAATGTACGTGATAACATTTGTCGTTGGATCCATTGTTAATGTTGTACTAACGCTAGCTGTTTTTGAAACGGTAAAAGAACCATAATAATTGCTTGTAATGACTGAAAATGTTGAACCAGACTGAGAATAAATTCCTAGAGAACTGTTGTATGTGTACGAAATTGTTGTCAAATATTCGCTTAATATTGTTCCAGTTGTTACGTTGTAAGTAGTAATAATTTCTGTATAATTCATAGAGCCCGTTGTTGATGATGATCTATTTAGAGAATCTAATTGTGAATTTAAACTGCTTCCACTTGGAGAAGAAAAACGAACTTCAACTGTATTTGCCGAAACATTTGTAATAATCCTAGTGATTTCATAGGTTTGTCCACTTGCCGTGAATGAGTTTGAATAATTTATTGTCTTTTGAGTGGTAGTTCCAGTTCCGCTACTTGAACTAGTTGCACTTGATGAAAAAATTTGAGAATTTATTGTCGCGGTGGCCCCAGAAATTGTATATGTAATGTAATTTGACATTAAAGAGATATTTTGACTTGCATCTGTTGCATTAATTGAATCGGCTCCAACAAATGACGGGGTTGTTGAAATTATTCCAAAAGAATAACTTCCAGCGTAAGAGTTGGTTAAATTTCCGCAGATGTCTATTCCACAAATGCTTCCAGATGTAGGACTGTAAGAACCGACTAAGGAAGGAGAAATTGCAAAATATTCTGCATAATCAGCTCCATTTGAGTTAATTGTTCCAGTTGCATTAATAGAACGGCCGGTTGAAGAGATTGACCCAAGTTTCATAGTCGCAGCGGCTCCATTTGGGGCGTAAGAATCCGATGCATAAACTAGAACATTGTCTGCTATCCCTGGTCTGGTTAAATGAAATACTAAACTTCCTGTTACTATTCCGTTTACAGTACCGACGAACAATGGGCAGTCGGGACCTTCAGTTCCAATTCCCAATCTGCAACCAACTGGTGCGCTATTATTAATTGTTACTACATTTGTTCCGCTTGCATTTCCAGTGATTGTATCATTTGTTGCGGTAAGAGTCATTATTATATTTCCACCATTTCCAGCGTCATTTAACATGCGAAAATATGAGTTCCCGTCATTTACAAAGTTCATATTTTGATTGTTAGCAGAAGAGTTAGTTCGTCTCCACACCTGTTCAATTGACGACGCGCCTTCCAACGTGAGTTGTCGTATTACGTTAGTTGTGTTAAACCCAACGTTTCCGGTTGATATGTCACTACTAAGCAAATTTGTGTTTGCTGTGTTTACACCAGTTTTAAATAAAAAATACTGATTTGTTCCGGAAAATGTACCCACTTGGCCCGTTGGTCCCGTTGCACCCGTAAATCCAGTTGATCCCGCTGGTCCCGTAAATCCGGTTGCTCCTGTAAATCCAGTGGCTCCCGTAGGTCCGGTTGCTCCTGTAAACCCAGTTGATCCTGTGAATCCAGTGGACCCTGTGAATCCAGTGGACCCTGTGAATCCAGTCCTTCCTGTAGATCCCGTTGGCCCAGTTGATCCCGTATAACCAGTAGGGCCTGTAAATCCAGTTGCTCCCGTAAATCCAGTTACTCCCGTAAATCCAGTTGGTCCTGTAGTTCCAGTGAAACCTGTAGATCCCGTAGAACCTGTAGATCCCGTAGCTCCCGTAGTTCCCGTAGTTCCCGTAGTTCCCGTAGCTCCTGTAGTTCCCGTAGCTCCTGTAGTTCCAGTGAAACCTGTGGCTCCAGTGAAACCTGTAGGTCCAGTGAAACCGGTTGCTCCTGTGAACCCTGTGGCTCCAGTAGAACCGGTAGATCCCGTGAAACCTGTTGGTCCAGTTGCGCCAGTTGGTCCTGTGAAACCTGTAGATCCCGTGAAACCTGTGGCTCCAGTGAAACCTGTAGATCCCGTGAAACCTGTTGGTCCAGTGAACCCAGTAGATCCCGTGAACCCAGTTGCTCCTGTAGAACC